AAGAAAGCTGCTAAACCAAAAACTAAGGAACAGAAAAAAGAAGCTAAACAAAAAGCAGGTAGTAAAATCGTTAAAAAAATGGGTGACAAAGGCAGATATGATTCTGCTAATCAATTAAAGACACTCATTGTAATGCAGGTACTAGGAGATACCAAAGAGTTCTTTTCAGCACAAAAGATGTTGCCAGACATTCAAGGTTTCTTTACAAGTGGGGTTGTACCTGATGCAGAAATAAAAGATAATAACTTTGCGTCTTTTATGCTAACAGGTAAATCCCACGTAAATATGAACGCACTAATTAATTTGCAATATAAATAGGAGAAATATAATATGGCAACTACTACACTTACACAAGGTATTGAAGAATACGAAACAGCCGTTGAATTTAAAGACGGAATAGACGTTACTGGTACAATGGCTGTATCAGGAGCAGCAACATTTGACTCACAAAGTCAGGTTCCACGAGGGAACGTACTTGCACAGGTAACAGGATATACTTCTGGTACTGTACTAACAGCAGCACAATCAGGGGCTATCGTAACATTCCCTGCAATGAACGGTGCAGCAACTCTATCACTTCCAGCGTGTGCAACTTGCTTGGGTGCTACTTACTCATTTGTAATGTTAGGTACAGCAGGTAACGATATTGACATTATTACTAACGGATCAGAAAAGATTATTGGTTGCGTACCAAAAGGTGACGGTGACAACGTAGCAATTGCAGACGCAAATGATTCTGCAGGTTTTGATGCTAACGCAGTTATAGGTTCAAGTTTTAAAATTACTTGTATTTCAACTACAGCAGCAACAGCCTTCTTGTTACATGATGTCATTGACGGTCTTGCAGCAAATACTGGCGGCATTAACCTTAAATAATGGTAGTTAATAAAGCAGGTAACTATACAAAACCTACTATGAGAAAAAATCTTTTTAATAGTGTAAAAGCAGGGAGCAAGGGTGGAAAGGCAGGTCAATGGTCTGCCCGGAAAGCCCAGCTTCTAGCTAAAAAATACAAAGCAAAAGGTGGTGGGTACAGATAGTGACATTAAAACCAAGTCAAAAGAGTCTTAAATCGTGGTCTAAACAAAAGTGGCGTACTAAAAGTGGTAAGCCATCTAGTAAGACAGGTGAAAGATATTTACCTACTAAGGCAATTAAATCTTTGTCTAGTAGTGAATATGCTGCAACCACACGTAAAAAAAGAGAAGATACTAAAAAAGGTAAGCAGTTTAGTAGGCAGCCTAAAACGGTAGCTAAAAAAACTAGAGCGTACAGGAAAGTATAATGGCTGAAGTTGAATACAAAGGAATAAAAGTTGGAGGCAGTAAACTCTTGCTAATCATTCCGCTTTGTGGTACAATTATAGGTGGACTCTGGGGTGGCTTTGAAGCCTACCAAAGATATTTATCTATGGAACAAAAGATAGCTAACTTTGTATCACCTGATCTATCTCATATAGATAATCATATGAACATGGTAGAAGCAGAGCTAGGAATTATAAGTGCAGAGTTTAATGCACTCAAAGAAGTAGATGCTGCAACTGGATCAGTTATACGAGAGCAGATTAATTCTGTAAAAGCAATCTCTGCTCAACTCCAGACAGATCTACATGATCTACGTATGGATCTCAATCAAGATACAGCAGAACTAAACAACGCTATTGAAGTCAAGTCAGATAAGATAAACGCTAACATAGATAAACAAGAAACCCGTTTAGAGAAACAAGATGCTCGTAATCGTGAAAACATAGAAGATGTACGAGGAGTAATAAATACATTTGAACTTAGATTTGAATCTACTATTAAATCTTTTGAAGAGCGTATGGATTCCAAGATGTCTAAGCTAGATCAAAAACTAGATAACTTAGAAGCAGCACTAGATAAAAAAATACAACGTGCAATAGACAATCCATTGGCTGGTAATTAAATGAGTGTAGAGTATAGAGGTGAAACATTTTCAGGTTATAACAAACCTAAACGTACGCCAAAGCACCCAACTAAATCTCACGTAGTTCTTGCAAAAGAAGGTAGCACAATTAAAATGATACGCTTTGGTGAACAAGGCGCAAGTACCGCAGGTAAACCTAAAGCAGGTGAGTCTGCCCGTATGAAAGCAAAGCGTAAAAGTTTTAAAGCTAGACACGGTAGGAACATAGCCAAAGGTAAGTTGAGTGCAGCGTACTGGGCTGATAAGGTAAAGTGGTAAAGGGATAACTAATGTCTAATAAAACTATAGAAGATAAGTCAGACAAAATTTTAGCTGGTATATCTGACAAAGCTATGAAAGCAGAAATAAAATCATCACTAGATAAACTAAAAAAATCTGCGCTTAAAGATAAGTTTGGATCACTTCCTATAAAAAGACCAAAGGAAACTGAAGTAAGCTATAGAGACAGAATAAAAAATTCTATAGGAAACTTTATGAGAAGGTTTACCGTAACGCCAGAAGCGGCATCAAAAAAATCTGTGACAGGTTTAAAAAAAGGTGGCTTAGTAAAGAAGAAAATGAACAAAGGTGGAATGCCCAAGAAAAACCATGCTAAACCCGGATCGTACAGTAAAGCGTACATGAAGGGCGGAATGGCTAAGAAGAAAAAATAATGTGGACACCTTTAGTTCTTATGTGTTCTATGTATGTAACAACAGATTGTAAAACATACGGTGGACCAGTATTTAAAGAAGAAGCTGCATGTTTTGCAGGAATTAAAAATGTAGGATTACCCTACTTAGTACAAGAGTTTCCTAGTCACAAAATTATTGATATAAAATGTGTGTACTGGGATGTAAGTGATAAAGTAGGTATTTAACAAAAAGGATATACAATGGAAAAAATGAAATCATCAATAGCAAGTGTTACAGAAATGGGCATTGCCCTGATCACGTTATCAATAGTAGCGTCTGTACTAGTAGGACCAAGCAACTTAATTTTTCTTGGAAATGCAACAGGAAATCTTATGGACCTAATTGAAAATTTAGGAAGCTCTGGATTAGTTGGACTTATAGTTGTAGGAATTATATTACATCTATTTGGATGGTGCGGTTTTTGTGATTGTAAACGCAAATAATGCATAACGGGCTTGCAATAATAGCTGTAGTATGGTATAACTAGATATGGTATAACTCCTACAGTAGGTCATAGCTATTGACTTACATATGTAAAGGAGTTATACTATGTTAAAAAGATTATGGAATAGAGCAATTGAAATACAAGAACAAAGAGCCAATTACTGGAAATTAAGAAATATGACAGACAGAGAACTCAAAGATATTGGTGTTTCTCGTTATGATATTGAAAGAGGAATAATATGCCGGGAACAATGAAAAAGAAACCTACTGGTGGTTTAAAAAAACTACCTACTGCCGTACGTAACAAAATGGGTTACATGAAAGCTGGCGGTATGGCTAAGAAAAAAATGATGGGCGGTGGTATGGCTAAAAAGAAAATGATGTATGGTGGAATGGCTAAGAAGAAAAAATAATGTTAGCTCAACTTATATCCCCAGTTACAGGACTACTTGACAAGTTCATTGAAGATAAAGATCAGAAGGCTGCTTTAGCTCATGAGATTTCTACAATGGCTGAACGTCACGCACAAGAACTAGCTATGTCTCAGATTAAAGTTAATCAAGAAGAGGCAAAGTCTGGTTCTATTTTTATTGGTGGGTGGCGGCCTTTTGTAGGATGGACTTGTGGTATTGCTTTAATGTATCACTTTATTCTACAACCCTGTATAATATTCTTTGCTACTATGTTTGGAGCAGAGCTACCACCTCTACCTGCATTTGATATGGGTAGTCTGATGACTGTTCTTATGGGAATGTTGGGTCTTGGCGGTTTACGTTCATTTGAAAAAGTAAAGAACATAGCTAAAAAATGAGTATAGAAAACTTTGTACCTTGCATGAGTATGCTTCTGAAACATGAAGGTGGTTTTGTAAATCATCCTTCAGACCCCGGAGGCATGACCAACTTAGGTGTTACTAAAGCTGTGTATGATGCGTACACTGGACATAACGCCACAGAAGATGAAATGAGAGCATTAACACCAGTAGATGTCTATCCTATATATAGAAAAAACTATTGGGATAGGGGGAGATGTGACGATTTACCTAGTGGAGTTGATTGGTCTGTATTTGATTGGGGGGTTAATAGTGGAATGGGCCGTTCTGCGAAAGCCTTACAGAGGATTGTGGGCGTTACTGCTGATGGTGGTATTGGCCCTATGACAATTAAAGCTGTACACAATATGAAACCCAAAGATATAATTACTAAGATGCATTCTACTCGTCAAAACTTTTATGAAGGTCTTACTACTTTTAAAACCTTTGGTAAAGGGTGGACTCGTAGAAACCACGAAACCTTAGAGACAGCACTAGAAATGCTAGGAGAATAACATGGCTAAAGGCGTACAGCACTATTATAAAGATGGTAGAAAATTTAATGGAGAGACTCACAAAATGCCTGATGGATCTGTACATACAGGTAAAATGCATACTAAAAGTTCTAAAGTTGTGGTTCACCTTAAAGATCTTTCAAAGAAAGCAAAAGAAAAAGCCAGAGGTCCCACAGTACCTAGCAGGAAGAAAAAATAATGGCAAGAGAATTAACAGAAAAACAACAGAAGTTTTTAACCATACTGTTTGACGAAGCTGGTGGTGATGTAGTATCAGCAAAAAAGTTAGCTGGATACTCAGAAGCGTCTAGCACAACAGAAGTAGTCAATAGTCTTAAAGAAGAAATACTAGATGCAACTCAGAGTTTTATGGCACGTAATGCACCTAAAGCTGCAATGGCTATGGTAGGTGGTCTGTACGATCCTACTGAGTTAGGCATTAAAGATAAAATGCTTGCGGCTAAAGAACTTCTAGACCGTACAGGATTAGTAAAAACAGAAAAAGTACAAGTAGAAGCAAAGGGTGGTGTTATGTTAATGCCGCCTAAAGCTGTTGCAGAAACTGATGACTAGGTCTGTAGGAAAGTGGAAGTTGCCTCCACTCATAGATGTACAAGAAAATAATGAATGGGTTTCTATACCCAGAATGTCTAGAACAATTCCCTTTGGTTATGAAATAGACGAGACTGACGATAATATACTAGTACCCATACCCGACCAACTTAACAAACTAGAAACAGCAAAACAATACTTAAAACAGTATTCATATCGTGAAGTAGCAAATTGGCTAAGTACCAATACGGGAAGAACGATATCATATGAAGGTTTAAGAAAACGGTTGGATAATGAGCAAAAAAGAAATAGTAAAGCTAGAAGCCTACGCCAGTGGGCAGAGTATGCAGAAAAGGCAATCTCCAAAGCGGAAGAAATTGAAAAAAGTCGTATTGGGGCAAGAGAAACAATCACAATCTAAAGTAATAGAAACTAAAAATATTGATATTGAAGCAGTTAAAAAACTAGAAGAAAATCACAATATAATTTTTAAGCCAAATGATGGCCCACAAACAGATTTTCTAGCGGCAAGTGAACGAGAAGTATTATATGGTGGCAGTGCTGGTGGTGGTAAATCCTACGCAATGCTTGCAGACCCTCTGAGGTATATGGGGCATCCTGCTTTTAGTGGTCTACTACTAAGACACACAACGGAAGAGTTACGTGAACTTATATTTAAATCACAAGAGATGTACCCCAAGATATGGCCCGGAATTAAATGGTCTGAAAGAAAGATGCAGTGGACCGCGCCCTCTGGCGCAAGGTTGTGGATGTCGTATCTTGATAGAGAAGACGATGTCTTGCGTTATCAGGGTCTGGCATTTAGCTGGATAGGCTTTGACGAGTTAACTCAATGGGCCACACCATATGCATGGAACTACATGCGTTCTCGTTTACGGTCTACTGCACCAGACCTTCCTATCTTTATGAGGGCAACTACAAACCCCGGAGGTAGGGGTCACAATTGGGTTAAGAAAATGTTTATTGACCCAGCAGTACCAAATGTAACATTTGATGCAACAGATATTGAAACTGGAGAAATACTAAAGTATCCAGAAGGACACGAAAAAGCAGGTATACCTTTATTTAAACGTAGGTTTATACCAGCACGACTAAAAGACAATCCCTACTTAGCTAAACAAGGTGACTACGAAGCAATGCTTTTGTCACTACCAGAACAACAAAGACGACAGCTACTAGACGGTGATTGGGATATTAAAGAAGGGGCAGCCTTTACAGAGTTTGATAGAAACATACATGTAATTGAACCCTTTGATATACCAAGTAACTGGGTACGATTTAGAGCATGTGACTATGGTTACGGAAGTAAGTCTGGAGTAGTATGGTTTGCTTGCGCTCCTAACGAACAGTTAATTGTTTACAGAGAACTGTATGTAGGTAAAGTACTAGCTGCAGATTTAGCAGACAGAATACTAGAGTTGGAAGCAGGTGACGGTCCTATTAGATACGGAGTTTTGGACAGTTCTCTTTGGCACAAAAGAGGGGATACTGGTCCTAGTCTTGCAGAGCAGATGGTAAGTAGAGGATGTCGTTGGAGACCTTCAGATAGAAGTAAGGGATCAAGAGTAGCAGGTAAAAATGAGATACACAGAAGATTACAAGTTGATGAGTTTACAGAAGAACCTAGATTAGTTTTTTTTAATAACTGCGTTAACATGGTTTCTCAACTACCGTCTATACCACTGGATAAAAAAAATCCAGAAGATATTGATACACATAGTGAAGATCACTTGTATGATGCACTAAGATATGGTATTATGTCTAGACCAAGGTTTAGTATATTTGACTATGATCCACACGGACGACCCCAATCTAGTATGCCAATGGCAGACAAAACTTTTGGATATTAAAGGTATTATAAATGGAAGAAGATCAAGGCTTTACAGATGACGAACAAATAGTGTTAGAAGACTCTGAAGATTCGGGAGTTGACGATGCAGGTATTAGTGGTATTATTCCATTTGTCATGGAACGCTATAAACGTGCTGACGATTATAGACAACAAGACGAAGATAGATGGTTAAGATCCTATCGTAACTACAGAGGTATATACGGATCAGACGTACAATTTACAGAGGCTGAAAAGTCTAGAGTATTTATTAAGGTTACAAAAACTAAAACACTTGCGGCATATGGTCAAATTGTTGACGTTTTATTTGCCAGCAATAAATTTCCACTTACTGTAGAACCAACAGTATTACCGGAAGGTGTAGTAGCGGATGTACATTTTGATCCTCAAGCACCTGAACAGTTTAGAAATTCTGAGTTAGATAAAGAAATTAGTCCTTATGGATTTACAGGGGATGGTAAAGAAATACCTGCAGGTGCAACAGCTAAAACATTAGCTGAAAGTTTAGGACCAATAGAAGGAAAGCTAGACGGTATTGAGGGTATAAAAGAAGGAATAGGTAAAACTCCAACTGCTGTAACATTTAGTCCAGCTATGATTGCTGCTAAAGGTATGCAGAAAAAAATACAAGACCAGCTTGAAGAGTCAAGTGCTAATAAACATTTACGTAGTACAGCTTTTGAAATGGCACTGTTTGGTACTGGTGTAATGAAAGGACCATTTGCCGTAGACAAAGAGTATCCAAACTGGGATGAAGATGGTGAGTATTCACCTACAATTAAAACTGTTCCACAAGTATCTCATGTTTCTGTATGGAACTTTTATCCAGATCCAGATGCAAACAATATGGATGAAGCTCAGTTTGTAATTGAACGACATAAAATGTCACGGTCTCAATTACTAGGTTTAAAAAGAAGACCTTACTTTAGAGCTTCTGTAATCAATGAAGCTATTGCACAAGGAACAAATTATACAAAAGAATCTTGGGAAGATGATTTATCTGACTACGCACCAGAGCATGGGATAGAACGCTATGAAGTCCTTGAGTATTGGGGTATGTGTGATTATGATATGTTGGTGGAGCAGGGTATTGAAATACCTGCAGAGCTTGAGGGAGTTGACGAACTACAGGCAAATATATGGATTTGTAATGGTAAACTCTTGCGTATGGTACTTAATCCATTTAAACCTGCTACCATTCCTTACATGGCTGCGCCATATGAATTAAATCCTTACTCATTCTTTGGTGTAGGTATTGCAGAAAACATGGACGATACTCAGACACTTATGAATGGGTTTATGCGTATGGCTGTAGACAATGCTGTACTCAGTGGTAACTTACTTATAGAAGTTGATGAGACTAACTTAGTGCCGGGTCAAGACTTATCTGTGTATCCGGGCAAAGTATTTAGACGACAAGGTGGCGCACCCGGACAGGCTGTGTTTGGTACAAAGTTTCCAAATGTAGCAGGAGAAAACCTACAGCTATTTGATAAGGCACGTGTACTAGCAGACGAGAGTACGGGTATGCCATCATTCTCACATGGACAGACAGGTGTATCTGGGGTAGGTAGAACTGCGTCAGGTATTTCTATGTTAATGGGTGCTGCTGCAGGTGGCATTAAAAATGTTATTAAGAATGTAGATGACTATTTACTACGTCCGTTAGGCGAAGGACTGTTTAGATTTAACATGCAGTTTGACTTTGACCCAGCTATACGTGGTGACTTAGAAGTAAAGGCACGTGGTACAGAAAGCCTTATGGCTAATGAAGTACGTAGCCAAAGACTGATGCAGTTTATGCAAGTATCTTCCAGCCCAGCACTTGCACCATTTGCTAAGTTTCAATACATTATTAGAGAGATTGCTAAGTCTCTTGATCTAGACCCTGATAAAGTAACAAACAATATGGATGAAGCAGCTATACAAGCTGAGTTAATGAAGCAGTTCCAACAACCTGCTCCAACTCCACAAGAAGGGGGCGCACCTGCAGGAGCAGATGCAATGGACCCATCAGGCGCAGGGGGTGGAACTATAGGCACAGGCCAAGCACCACTTCCTCAAGAACAAGGATTTAGTGGTAATGGACAAGGAAATATACAACAAGCTCAAGGGGCTGGTCAACAACCCCAAGCAATGGACCCACTTCAATAACTACTTAGAAGAACTAATTAAACAACAACACCGTTTAATGGAGCAGACAGAAGATGTAGCTCCTTTACACAGAGCGCAAGGCGCAATACATATGTTACGTAATATCCAACGATTACGAGATAATGTGATAGCAAACAACTAAAGGTAATTTCCCATGATGAATAGACAAATGGATATGTTTAGAGAAGGTGGTCTTAATCAAGAAGGCGGCATGATAGATGCAGAATCAGGTAATGAAGTTCCTGTAGGAAGCACTCGTGAAGAAGTAAGAGATGACATTCCTGCTAAACTTAGTGAGGGTGAATTTGTTATGCCAGCAGACGTTGTAAGATATCATGGGCTAGATAAAATGATGGCACTACGAGATGAAGCTAAAATGGGATTACGTAAGATGGATGCAATGGGTCAAATGGGAAACTCAGATGAAGCCACGCTGCCAGAAGAAATGCCATTTGGTATGGCAGATTTAATTGTTGTTGCTGAAGATGGTAAAGAAGTTGAGATGGCTGAAGGTGGTTACGTGACTATGGCTAATGGTGGTTTAACTCCAAATAATAATCCTCTTGAAAACACAAGACAACTTGGGGCAACGTACAGACCACCTACAAGTCAACCAATTGATTTTACAAAAGTTATGGGTGACGGTGGTATTAGTTTTAAACAATATAGGAATGCTAATGGTGAAAACTTACTTGTATCCTTTATTGGTGGTGTACCTATAACTCCTATTCCTGAAGGATACACTGAGTACACACCCGGAGCAGATGAGCCTGTAACTCCTATACAAGAAGTTGTCCAGTTAAGTCCACCTACTCCTGTAGCTAGTGACGAAGATAGACAACGAGCTGGTTATGAAGAAGGCTATTCTATTGGTATTGAAAACATGACACCTGATCAGTTAATAGAAGAGAATAGACGTAGAACTAGCATATTTGGAAAATTAGCAGGAGCAATAGCATTTGCTGCAAACCCTGCGGCTGGTGCATTATATGCCTTTGGTGTACATAGAAATAAAGGTAAACTACTAGAAGCTGCTAAGAAAAATAATATGACAGACTTAGCAAGCTCTATAGAAAAAGAAAAAGGTATTGGGGGTATTGTTGGTGGTGTAATAAACATAGTATCAAACCTTGTACCAGACGCAGTTAAAACTAGTAAACTAGGACAAATTATAACAAAAGCATTTAATGGTGAGGGTTCAGATCCTGCAGATATATCAGAAGTTACAGAAATTGTAAAAGCAGAAACTGGAATGATGAAACCACTTAAAAGGCCAGTAGATCGTATAGCTAGAGATGCTGCCTATTTAAGGGGAGAAGCAGCAGGAACTAATTTTAGAACTTCTTCATCACAATTTCCTGAAGGTTATGTACGTGATGCAGAAAAAAGAGGAAATTTAGGTGGTATACAACCTGAAACAGGAGAATCTACAAGTGGTCTTAGCAGTAATGTTTCTGCAATTTTGGGAGGAATGAATACATCAGGTGATCTTGGTAGAGGAACTCAAGTTGCGAGTGCAGGACCTTTTACTAACGAACAACTTCGCCAATACAATCAAGGTTACATGACTGCTGGTGATCGTTACGCAATGACAATGGGTGGTCGTGGCCTTAGAGGAACTAGACCTGAAGGTTTTGGTGATCAGAACTTAGGTTTTGTAGCTCAAGATGCACCAGCTCCGTTCCAATCTAATATGCGTGATAGAAACATGACAACTCAGGGTATGATAGATCCAAGAGACCCTAATATGCGTGATAGAAATATGACAGCACCGGGTATGACAGCTCCATTTGAATCTAACATGCGTGATAGAAATATGCGCCCTCCTGCAGCAGGTCCAACACCTTACTATGATGCTTTTGGTAATACAACAGTGTTTACAGGAAGAGAAAGAGACAGAGTAGATACCGGTATTCCTTTAGGAACAGATGCTGCACCCGGCTTTTTTGCTTATGGTGACAGAAATACTCAAGATGAAATAGATGCTGCAACAAGTGCTTACGCAAGTAACGCCCCAAGACCATATAACGATCCGGGTGCATATACTTTTGCTGCTCCGTTTGGTAGACAAGACGCTATGGGTCAGTTTCCTTCAAGCCCAATTACTCAAGCATCATCTTCAATACCAGCACCAACAGGTTTTAACTTTGTAGAAACCGAAAGAGATAGAGTACGTGCAGGTCAACCTATATTGGATCAAAGAGATACAGCTACTCAAGAAGCAGATAGACTACGAGAGTTAGGAAGACAAGAAGAAGCTAGACGTATGCAGTCTGATAGAGGCTTTATACCTACTAATGTAGTAGGGGCTAGACCAGATGACGCTGTTGCGTTTGATCCTATACTGCAAGGTGATAGAGGATTTAGACCTACTAATATTCAAACAGCTACACCTGATGATGCTACTCGTTTTGAAACTCCTGTAGTTGATCAAACTCAAAAAGCCTTTGGTTCCTTGTTTAGAGATCAAAGAGCAGACAGAGCCGCTAGAGAGTTTGCTTCTGGTGTAGGTAGCACTGGCGCACAAATATCTGAGACTCCTGTTTTTGAACCTGCAGCAGATCCAAGAGTTCCATATACACCTAGTCCTATTATTGCAAGAGCAGACGAAAGAAATTTTGTACAACCTGATACACGTGCTAGAGCAATGGAAGCAAATGCTAGACTTAACGCAGCCGCAGAACAAGGAACATTAATTACTCAACTTGAAAGACCAAGTGCAGAAGGTACAGGTATAACACCTGCAGAGTCTAGACTACAAAATCAACGTGAAATATTAGCACAAGAAGCTAGAGATGCAGATTTAAATTATAGACTACAAAATCAACGTGAGTTTTTAGCAGAAGACGCTAGAAAAGCAAGAACTACACCTAGAACAACCGCAAATATAACAGACTCTGAGTTGGGGTCTTTATCTGCTCCAGCAGGTGATCCATTTGCTGGATCTGTACCTCAAACACTACCAGACAATCTTAGATTAATTGAAGAAGCAGAAATACTTGACACTACAAAACCAAAAACTACAGCAAAAACTGTTAATATGTTTGGTGATACAGTAACTAAAGGACAAAAAGGTTCAGATGCATATCTAACTGATAGGGCAGAAGTTGCAGCTAAAGAAAAAGTTTATAAGGATAAAGTAAATAGTATAGAGTTTAATACACGGGGTAGAGATACCTTATTACGTAGTGGTAAAGTTGTTGGAAAAAATGAACCACAAGCTATGTACAATAGAGAGCAAGAAGAGACAGGTTATATTGGCACAGACTCTGAAGGTTACGGTGTAGGCATGATAGCTGGTCCGGGTCAAGCAGGTGTTGTTGTTGATGCAGATGGTAAAGCACTTAAAGATGGTCCGGATGGCCGTACAGGAAAAACTATATACCAAGATTCAACAGGTGTAAAATATACTAAGAGTACATTTGGTAAAAAAGAAACACTAGATGGAAAAAAATATACACCTGCAGAGGGTGCAAAAAAAGGTGATGGTGCAGATAGAGACAATGATAATGAAGCAGATAGTGGCAAAATTATCTGTACGGCTATGAATACTTCTTATGGATTTGGTTCTTACCGTCAAGCAATTTGGTTAAACTACTCAAATAAACACTTGACAAAGGCACACGAAGTAGGTTATCATACACTGTTTCTTCCTTTAGTATATTTAGCATATACAAAAGATATAAAGTTTATACGTACTTTACTAGAACATGGTACACGTAGACGTACTGCAGATCTAAGAGCAGAGTTAAAAGGAACTAAACGAAATACTTTAGGACGTTTTTACCGCACTATATTTGAACCTCTCTGTTACACAGTAGGTAAAATTAAGATAGCATTGGGAAATTAAGATGGAACCAACACTTCAAGAGTATAAAGAAACAGTACTTACAAGATTTAAAGAACTAGAAGAGTCTGAACGTGCTACGTTACAGGGTCTTAGAGGCACACCTGAAGGAAGGGTGTTAGGTAAAGTTTTAGGTGATGAGTTAGAAGATCTAGTATTTATGCTAGGTAGACAACCCAGACCAAAGGTTGCACCAAAACGTGGATTAGCTACACGATAAAATAGTTTATATGCTGGCTACTCATCCCCCTACCAACATAGGCTACGGTGGCCCCAGTTAGGAAATACAATGGCAGAAACAGAAATGGCCTCAGAGCCACACGCAGAAAACAAAGTTGCATTTGCAACACGTAAGTACTCAAATGATGATAAACGAAAAGCAGAACAAGAAGAGTTAGAACAATTAATTGCAGAGAATAAAGGTGAAGTTGCTGAAGAAGTAGAAGCAGAGCCAGAAAATGCAGAAGAAAAAACTTTTAAGAAACGCTATGGTGACCTACGTAAACACTCTCAAGAAACTAAACAATCTTTAGAAAAACAGGTTAATGAGTTACGTAAACAACTTGACAAAAGCACTAAACAAGAAATTAAACTACCAAAGTCAGATGACGATATTGATGCATGGGCAGCTCAATACCCTGATGTAGCAGCAATAGTAGAAACAATTGCAATCAAAAAAGCACGTGAACAATCCCAAGATTTAGAAGAACGTGTAAAAGAAATTGATGCAATGAGAGAAACAGCTACTAAAGAAAAAGCTGAAGTAGAATTATTAAAACTACATCCAGACTTTGGTGAGATAAGAGACAGTGATGACTTTCACAACTGGGCAACAGAACAACCTAAATGGGTTCAAGATGCTCTATACGAAAATGATGATGATGCTAGATCTGCAGCAAGAGCAATAGATCTCTATAAAATAGACAACAACATCTCTACTAAAAAGTCATCTAACAATAAAGACGCTGCACGTTCTGTAAGTAACAAACAGACACGTAATGCACCAGAGACAGATAAAACTGGTGGCAGCTTTAAGGAATCTCAAGTGGCAAAAATGACACCACAAGAGTACGAGAGAAACTCAGATGTTATAATGGAAGCTATCCGTTCAGGACGTTTTGTTTATGATGTATCTGGTAATGCTCGTTAAAAGGTATTGACATATAGAAAAAAATAGATATAACTATAGTCATACTTCTACGGTAGCCCCATTTTTAAAATGGTTACCTACCATACTAAATAGCAAAGCAATAAAAGTCTTAAAGATTACCTGATAAACATGGCCTATTAACTACATAGTTGCGCGACTGTGTCTGTAATACACCCTACGTAAGTCAGCCCCGTGAGTACATTTGATTGATTTGCATCTGTAATATATGCTATAAATAGGAGATTATACAATGGCATTTAGTTCCGCAGCAGGTTATGGTAACCTGCCTAACGGTAATTTTAGCCCAATCATCTACAGCAAACAGGTGCAACTTGCATTCCGCAAGGCATCTGTTGTAGAAGCAGTTACCAATAATGATTACTTTGGTGAAATTGCTAACATGGGCGATACCGTTAAAATAATAAAAGAACCAGAGATTACAGTCAAAGAGTATACTCGTGGTACAACTATTCTACCACAAGACCTTGATGACGAAGATTTCTCGTTAACAATTGATAAGTCTAACTACTATGCGTTTAAGATTGACGACATAGAAGACGCACATAGCCACATAAACTTTATGAGCCTTGCTTCTGATAGAGCAGCTTATAGATTGGCTGACCAGTTTGACCAAGACGTACTTGGTTACCTATCAGGTTTCAAACAATCCTCTCTTCACGGATCACCAGACACAGTTAACGCAACTGTAAATGGTACTGTGGCAGTTTCCACTGCAGGAACAGATGAACTTCTTTCCAGCATGAAACTAGTAAAAGGTGACTTTGGTAACATTACTACTAGTTCAGCAGGAACTCACTCAATTCCTCTAACTCCACGTATGCCGGGTGCAACATCCTTGCCAACAGCCACAGCGTCACCAATCATGGTGATATCTCGTATGGCTAGACTACTTGATCAACAGCAAGTTGACACAAATGGTCGTTGGCTAGTTGTAGATCCTGTGTTTATGGAAATGCTACGTGACGAAGATTCACGTCTTCACAACGCAGACTTTGGAGAATCAGGAAGTATACGAAATGGCCTAGTTATTAATAACTTAGGTGGTTTCAGAGTATATAGTTCAAGCAATCTACCAGCAGTTGGAACAGGTCCGGGAACTTCAGGTTCTGCAAACCAAATTGCCAACTATGGTGTAATTGTAGCTGGACACGATTCTGCTGTTGCTACTGCAGAGCAGATCAATAAGACAGAAACATACCGTGATCCTGACAGCTTCTCTGACATTGTTCGTGGTATGCATTTATATGGTAGAAAGATACTTCGTCCTGAAGCTATCGTTACTGCCAAATATAACGCAGCGTAGGGGGAATATAAAAAATGGCTACTATAACATCACTTTTACTTCCTGCTACAGGAAACTCTAACAGAGGCAGAATGCCGTATCAAGTTGAACTAATAATTGACTTGACTGCACAAGCTATTGATTGTTCAGCACCAGATACAGTACAATGTATTACACTACCAGCTAACACTCACATACTTCACGCAGGTGTTCAAGTTGTAGAATCTGCAACAATGAACACAGGTACAAATGCCACCATAACATTAGGTGCAGCAGACGTGGACGAATACGTCACAGCATTTGATATTGATGGTGCTTCTGATGGTGCATACGCTCCAAGTGTAACACCTTCAGCAGAAGTTGTTCTTGCTACAGCAGATACACTAGACCTTGTTTTTGCAGGTGACGGTGCTACCTTTACAGCAGGTAAACTTAGAGTTTACGCTCTATTGATGGACGTTTCTGAGCAAGGAAGTACATCAGCTAATGAAGTTGATAGAGACTATCTAGCATAATATAATAAATGGGGAGGCTGGAATAATCTGGCCTCTCCAACTACATAACAGTGAAAGAAATTTAAATGGCAGAAACGTACCTAACTTTAACTAATAAAGTACTTGCAAGATTAAATGAAGTTGAGCTAACCTCTACAACTTTTACTTCTGCTAGGGGTATTCAAACCCAAGTTAAAAATGCTATTAACGAATCTATAAGATACATAAACCAAAGAGAATTTAATTACCCATTTAACCATGCAACAGATTCAGAAACATTAGTTGCAGGTACATTTAAATACAGTATACCAGCCACAGCTAAGTTAGCTGACTATGATACATTTCGTGTTGTCAAAGATTCTGACTTAGGTGTCAGTGGGGGTAAACTAAATAGTATGAACTACAAAGAGTATGTAGAACATCATATTACACACGAAGATGAAATTACAACTACTACTTTAAATGGATCACATTCAAGTAGTGTAGAAACATTGACACTTACATCTACTACAGGATTTGACGCTGCTGGTAGTGCCTTTATAGGTAGTGAGATTATATCTTACACAGCTATAAGTGGTAATGATTTAACAGGTGTTACACGTGGAACACAATCTACTACAGCTGCAGAACACGCAAGTGGTGTACAGGTAGCACAGTTTAGTAATGGTAGTGCGCCTACCCATGTAATACGAACACTAGATAATAATTATATATTATTCCCATGCCCTAATAAAGCATACACAATAAAGTATGACTACTATACTTTTCCTACAGACCTATCTGCACATGGGGATACAACATCAATACCTGACAGATTTGCTCCCGTCATAATAGATGGAGCAACTGCTTTTGTGTATCAGTATCGTGGAGAAACACAGCAGTACGCTATTAACTTTACTAGATATGAACAAGGTATTAAGAATATGCAGACCTTACTTGTTAATAAATTTGACTATTTAAGATCTACATACATAACAAGAAACCATATAGGAAGTCCTACTTCAGCATTTAGGTCTGTTTAAATATGCCTGATCAATCACAAACAAGCCCTGCCGCATTTAACTGTGAGGGAGGTTTAGTTTTAAACAAGTCTACGTTCTTAATGGAACCCGGAGAGGCACTAGAGTTACGTAACTTTGAGCCTGACATTGAAGGTGGTTACAGAAGAATAAATGGTTTTTCTAAATACGTTAGTGCCATAGTACCTATTACGTCTTCTGCATCAGAAAAAATACTAATGGTTGCCTCGTTTGGTGATGTTGTATTAGCTGCTAGGGGTACAAGCATATACAGTGCAACTCCGGGTGGTTCTAGTTGGACATCAAGAGACTCAGGTAGAACAAGTGCAGGTAAGTACAACTTTGAAAGATTTAACTTTGACGGCACAGAT